CATCTTTAGCGGAGCTGAGGTAGGCTCAAATCGCAATCTTCTTTTTGGTCAAAAAGTTGAGTCCATGGGACTCAACTATTGGACGCTTCGTAAAAGAGGTTTGCCCACAACAAAAAGATGGTTGATTAGCGAGCACTTTGACCCGGATACCCAAGTGTTCATTGAGTCCGGAGCTGCCCAGGCAGAAAAGGCAGGACTCTCAAAAGAAGAGCTAACTTCTTTAGCCGCTGACTATCAGGAGTTCCTGGTGGACAACAGCGAGAGGGCCTCAGCCTATATGGAGTTTGACTCGCTGATTCTGGGAAAAGACTGGGTAGAGGCTCAGCGCCCGTTCTATGAGCATGACTCTAAGTTCTGGGTTGTGTGGCATGAGGAGTACGGCTTACCAGACCTCAAACGCCTCTCTGCCACCCACCGGAACGTGGTCATACCCAACGACGAGATTGAGTCTGTAACCAGCTTAGCCGCTCTCACACGGGGCTATCAGCGCCAGTACGGAACCATTTACCACGCCCTTGCCTGTGCCAAGCCAGACAATCTACGCCAGATACCATTTGCCTCAGCCAGCACATTGTCATGGCTTTCGCCCATGCGCCGAGGGGAAACAATTGTGTGGGATGGTACTCAGATTAAGCGTTACCCCAAGCGCATGAAAGACCAAGCACGCCCTCGCTACAAGTCTATTGTGGAGAAGGCAGGACTGGACTATTTGGGGTTTAGCCAAGATAACACCCTAGAAGCAACTAAGGTTGCGGTCTGGTCATACCTACAGTTGGAGACAGCCATGGACAAGAAAACCCCTAACTTTCACATTATTGAAGGGGGCAAAGAAGCCCAAGTATCTGATAACAGCGATACCCCACTACTGTCAGGAATGATGGAACTAGGGGGGTACCCTTCTGATAACAGTGCTCCCGAAGTGCGGAAAGTTGAGCGCTCAGAAGTCGTTCAACGAGACCCTAATGAGGTCACCAACCTGCCTGTTTTTGGCTACAAGATGAAGACCGTGGTGGAGACAGATGACAACGGCAAGGACATCCTCATGGATATCCCTGTTGTTCAGACTCAGCAATCTTCTTTACGCCAGTGCGATACCTGCTTCGTCGCAGCTAACTGCCCAGCCTTCAAGCCCCAAAATACCTGTGCCTTTAACCTGCCCATTGAGGTCAAGACCAAAGACCAGCTCAAGGCTTTGATGACTTCAATGATTGAAATGCAGGGTCAAAGAGTGGCTTTTATGCGTTTTGCCGAAGAAATGAACGGTGGCTACGCTGACCCGAACGTCTCTCAGGAAGTTGACCGCCTTATCAAAATGGTGGAGAAAATCAACGACATGAACTCGGACAAGGAGTTCATTCAGATTACTGCCAGCCGTCAATCCTCGGGCGGAGTCCTATCGGCTATCTTTGGAGACAAGGCTCAGGCTCTCCGTGAGTTGCCAGAGGCCCTCAAAGAAGAACAGGTCACCAAGATAATCCAATCTTCTATAGAAGATTAGCTATCTGATAACAGCGTAAAGCTGTAGTTTAATCATGGTTCACCCTGTAACTTGGGGAGAACCCGTCAACAAAGTTAACAAGTGCATGGTAGGTTTTCCTCCGTCACAATAGGTCTTCCTATTGAGGGGTATTTACACAATTACAGAAATGGTGGTAGCAAATTGGGTTTGTTTTCTTTTGAATTAGCCAACGAGTTCGTCTCATCCTACAAGGAGAAGAAGCCACCTTTTGGCTACCGAGACGCTGCTGGTAATTCGGTTGGAGAAATCACCTTCTTGCGTACCTATTCTCGCTTGAAGGCAGATGGTACGAAGGAGACATGGGCTGAGGTCTGTGAGCGGGTCATTAACGGTATGTATTCCCTGCAGAAAGACCACGCCAAATTGAACCGACTTCCATGGTCGGATGCCAAGGCAGCAGCCTCGGCTAAAGAAGCTTATGACCGTCTTTTTAACTTGAAGTGGACTCCACCGGGCCGTGGTCTATGGGTGATGGGTACACCTTTGGTCAATGAACAACGCAACTCGGCTGCCCTACAGAATTGTGCTTTCGTCTCTACTGGCTCAATGACTAAGACTGACCCCGCTAAACCGTTTGCCTTCCTCATGGAAGCCTCAATGCTTGGAGTGGGCGTGGGCTTTGATGATAAGGGCGCAGATAAGGACTTTACTATCTATGAACCAAAAGAAACTTATACCTATGAAATCCCAGACACCCGAGAAGGGTGGGTGGAATCAACAGCCTCCCTCATCAATGCTTACCTTAAGCCAGATACGAAGAAGCCTGTCTTTGACTACTCGCTCATCCGACCAGCAGGCGCTCCGATTAAGACCTTTGGAGGAACCGCAGCAGGACATGAGCCTCTAGAGAAGTTGCACGACTTCTTGAACAATATGTTCTCTGGTCGTGCTGGTGGAAAGCTTACTCGCCGTGATATCGCAGACATTGGCAACGTTATTGGTGTCTGTGTTGTCTCAGGCAATGTTCGCCGTTCAGCAGAGCTTCTTATGGGTCGCCTAGACGATGAGGACTTCCTCAACCTAAAGAACTACGAAAAGTACCCAGAGCGTATGGCTCATGGTTGGATGTCTAACAACTCTGTAGAAGTTGCTGTTGGTCAAGACCTATCAGCAATCATTGACGGAATCTCACGCAACGGTGAGCCCGGAGTTATTTGGATGGATGTCTCTCGTCAGTATGGTCGCCTTGCTGACCCAATCAACAACAAGGACTGGCGTATTGCTGGCTACAACCCTTGTGCAGAACAGTCATTGGAATCCTATGAATGTTGCACATTGGTTGAGACCTACCTCAATCGTCACGAGAACTTGGAAGATTTCAAGCGCACCTTAAAGTTTGCTTATCTTTATGCCAAGACCGTGACTCTTATCCCTACCCATTGGCAAGAGACCAACGCCATCATGCAACGCAATCGCCGTATTGGAACTTCAATCTCTGGTGTAGCGAACTTTGCAGATAACAATGGCTGGTCTGAACTTCGTACATGGATGGATGAAGGCTACAAGGTCATCAAGGGTCACGATGTTACATACTCAGAGTGGCTTGGTATTCGTGAGTCTATTAAGACCACAACCGTTAAGCCTTCGGGAACAGTCTCTATCCTTGCGGGCGAATCTCCCGGTGTTCACTGGGCTTCTGGCGGTAAGCACTTCCTTCGTGCAATCCGCTTTAGCAACTCTGACCCTATGTTGCCTTTGTTCAAGATGGCTAACTATCGTGTAGAACCTGCAAATGAATCGCCCGAAACTACGAGTGTTGTTTTCTTTCCAGTAGAGACCAATGCTAAGAGAGCAGAGAAGGAAGTCAGTATCTATGAGAAGGTAGCCCTTGCTGCTGCTGCTCAACGCTACTGGTCAGACAACTCTGTATCTGTCACGGTGACCTTTGATGCTGAGAAGGAAGCAGAGAGCATTGAGTCTGTCCTTCACATGTACGACGGTCAGTTAAAGACGATTAGTTTCTTGCCTATGGGCAATCAGGTCTACCCACAGATGCCATACACACAAATCACTGCTGGTGAATACGAGGAAGCGACTATGAATCTCTTCCCTATTGACTTCACTGGTGTCTATGCTGGTATGGCTGCTGACGCTATTGGTGAGTCTTACTGCACCACCGATGCGTGTGAAGTGAAGTTGATTAAAGACAATCAGTAAGACCTAAAAGAAGAAGCCCCCTACCACTTGGCAGGGGGCTTTATCTTTTGCTAAGGCTTTACTTGTTCTTCTTGTTTTGGTTGTTAGCTGCTGCTGAACGAGCACGCTTCTTCTCTAGCTGAGCTGCTCGGTTTGCCTTTGACTTATCGGCTTTTGCTTTTGCTTCGCCTTCAATCTTCTTTTTACGCATGATGACCGTAGAGATAGGCTCACGGTGAACTGACGCAGACATAACCTTGCCGTTACGAGAGGTAACTCGGATTACATGGTCTATTGAGTTTGGGTGGCGAGCGGTGTGCATGGTGTCGCCATTAGGAAGTTGGGTCTTATTGCCTACGGAACTAGCGTGTGCAATTTCACTGGGGGATGCGTTAGAAGCCATGACCTAATGATAAAGAAAAAGCCCTGCTTTCACAGGGCTTCTTCTAAGGCTTCTTACTTATTTAGTGGGGCTACTTTACCGTAGCCTGTCTTTTTCTTGTTCATGCTTCCAGGCTTCTTATATCCTGAGCCCTTTGGCATTCCGGCAATTCGTGCTTCCAATGCCGCTTTAATCTTTAGTTGATTCTTTCTTGCGCCCATTGTTCCTCCCCTCTTCTTTTCTCAGTTTAGCGAGGGTAACCCCCACCGTCAAGCGGGGGCTACCTTCTTTTGCTAGTGCTTCGTCTTTTGCTTTGCTTTTGCTAAGGCTTTCACCTTTGGCTTCGCTTTTGCTATTGCTTTGTGTACCTGAGTAGGTGCTTTGTATGGGTACGCCTTCAACCATGTTTGAACCACGGTTGTATGTACGCCCTTCCATGCGCCCCAATCTTTGCCAGCGTTGCTCATTAGATAAGCCACACGAGCGTTCGTCACAGGATTTAGCAATTCAGCGTTAGACGCCAAACCGTAGTAAGTCCTTCTTGTAGGGCCCATGCTTCCAATCATGTTGATTTGGAATAGACCGAAGGAGTTATCTCCCGTCTTGCGATTACCGTTGTAATCAAGAGGGTTTCCATGTGATTCTTTCTTTGCAACCGCCCAAGCGTACTTCAAGGCTTGACCCTGAAATCCAACTGCCTTCAGCAGACCCACGAGTTGTGTGTCTGACAGGGTTGTAGCGTTTTGATATGGCGCTTCAAGAGCCTGTAATGCTTCGGCTTTACTTGGCGCTATTGCCGGTGTTGCCACCCCAATAGCGACTGCTAGGACTATTGCTGACATTGAGATAGTTCCCAATATCACTCTTGCTTTTGATATTGCTTGCTTTGTATTCATTGGTTTTATCACTCCAAATAGTCATTAACGAGTTCACTCGCCTTTGACTGCTGGTGACGGATACGGTGCAAATACCTCTCCGTCGTTACGATTGACTGATGACCTAACCGCTCTTTGACCTCATGCACATCCACACCGTTCTTTAACAACTGAGTGGCGTTTGCGTGCCGAAGGTCGTGAGTGGTGGGATACCAGCCAATACCTGACTTGTTGATGGCTTCGTTCCAAATGGCTCGCCACTTGTCACGAGGTAGGTGACTTTTGCTAAGGCTTTCGCTTTTGCTAAGGCTTTCTACCTTGCCCTTCTTCTTGTCCTTTCTTGTGTGATTGCGGTATTCCCTAACCGCTTCTTGACAGGCTTTACATCTGCAACCACCTACATTGTACGAATAGGTAGTTCCATGTCGGAATGTTCTGCTTCCGACCATGTAAGGCTTCTCTACGCTTTTGGTAGAGCTTTCTATTTTACTTGGCTTCTCTATGTGTTGCTTTGAGAAAACCAAATCTTCTTTTGCTATGGCTTTTGCTGATACAAACGCTTTTATCTCTGCTAATAGGGCTTCTGATACGACTATGG